GAGCGGCCATGGTCATCGCGCCACCCTTTGCCGCAACCGTGATCGCTGCCATATCTGTGCCCTCCTGTTAGTGGGGAGGAGGGGGGCGGGACCGAGCGGCCCGCCCCCCGCCATTTGTCTAGGTGATTCGGATTCCGGAGAGCCCAACCGGCCGCAGGAGGTGAGTCCCGAAGTAGCCAAAAACGTTGAGCTCGATGTTGGCGGGACCTTGCTTCTCCTCAAAGCGGAACGTGAGGAGCGGGCTCTCCCACACCCAGAGATCCGAGCGGTTGATAATCATGATCTGAGAATCTCCCGCCGCAACCCCTGTGTTGGCCCATGCCGGGATAAAGGCGAGGCCGTCAACGTTCCAACCCATCGTGACCGAGTTACCGGCCCCGACGCTGTTGGTGTTCCCGAGGTAGGGGAACAACGGCCGTTGCGTAGTGTCCACCGCAGAGGCGAGGAGCCCCGTAGCGGCGGCACCCATCAGCGCGACCGTAGGAGCCGCGAACCTCGCGAAGGGGTAAGCCGCCAACGCTGCGCGAATCGCCTTGACCAGCGTTTGGTTATCGGTGCCCTTCGCGGTCGTCACGGCCTGCGCTCCCGAGGGAACGAAACCGGTCGTGATCGTGCCGCCTGCACCGTTGGCACCGTTGAGGAGGGTGTAGACCTTCGCCTCGGTCTGCCGGTTGTAGCTCTCCCGCATCGCCGCCATGGCGATTTGGTCGATGGCCGGGTTGGACGAGTCAACGATCTCGCGGGTGAGAACAAGCCGCCCGGAGATCGCTTGCGGGGTGACGGTCTTGGTGCCGAAGGTGAGCGAACCGTCTGAGGGGTTGGTGCCCTCAACGTGATCTGCGCTCGCGCTCGTTGCCGTCGTGAAGGTCGGCACGGTGAAGGGCGTTGCGTTGGCGATGACGCCCTGCGAGGCCGCACTCACGATGGGCCGCTCCTGTTGAAGCTGCGGCACGTAGAGCTCCGGGCGATACCCGGGCGGCACGATGTTGGAGGCGGTTGAGGTCGTCTGCGGTGCGAAGGCGGGGCCGCTCTCGTTGACGAGCGTCGCAACCTCCTCGGTCTGCAACCGGAACCGGCGAAGCCGCTCAATCGCGTCATCGTCGCGCTCGCGGGCCGCATACCAAGCGTCTCGCACCAACGAGTGCCCGAGGCCGTTGAACCGGTAGACCGGCTCCTCTCGGGTCACCGAGTACCGCGCAGCGCGAACGGTGCCGCGCTGCGGCTCGCCGATGCCCTCAAGCGCGGCCTTGACCCCCGAGCTCACACTGTCACCGATGCTCGCCGCGAGATCCTCGGTGAGCTTCATGTGCGAGGCCGTGATCTTCTCAGCCGTCTCGGCCATGGTCTGATCGAAACTAACCGCACCCTCCTCGGCGGTGGGGGCGGTGGTCTCCTCTGCGGTCATCTCAATGCCCTTCTGTCTCGTGGCCGCCACATCGGCAACCCTCGCGTCATCGAACGCAGGGAAGCCGGTCAAGGCCACCCCCACCAATCGGGCCAGATCCACGAGGTTGACGCTCTCGTTGGCGGGGTCCGGTCGGTAACCGTCCTCATCCTCAAAGTCAACCTCAATACTGAACCCATCAAGCACTCGGTCTTGTGCGAGCGATAGAGCGCGGTCGCCCTCCGCTCCTCGTGCGATGCGAAACGTGCCGTCTAGGCCCGCTGCGGTGTTCTGCAACCGGGTCGCGTAGCCAACGGCCTCTTTGTGATCGTGGCCCATGTTGAGCTTGATGCGGCTCGCATCGGACCACCGCAGCGACCCCTCGGGGAACGTCCACCGCGCAAAGCCCGATTTCGCAACCTTGCCCCACGGCACGAGGAGCCCGGAGATCGTGCGCCGCTCCTCGTTGACCCGGAAGGTCGCAACGAGCGCGGGCTCGTCAAAGGTGAGCTTTTCCTCGGTCACTGTGGCGGCACCTCCTGTGGAGCGGCGGGCATGGGTGCCGGGGCAGGGGCCGCGGCGGGGGCAGGTCTCGGGGGCAGGTCGGGGCGGTCCTCAAGCTCTCGGATCTCGGGCTCGGTGTAGGCACCGACCTCAAGCCCCACCTTGTAGGCGTTCATGCGGCCGAGTGTGTCAGATCTGAGGAACCCATCAAGGTTGACTCTAGCCTCGTAACCGCGGGGAATCACATCATGCATGGACAATCTTTGCTCCACCGCATGCATGAAGGGGGCGAAGGTGAAGTCAATCATGTCCTGTCGGCGTTGCTCTGAGTTTTGATAGGTGCGGCTCGTCGTGGAAACCCCGAGATCCTCGGGGTCGATGCCCGCGGCTCGGGCAATCTCTAGCACGGCATGTTGGCGTTGCTCTGCCAATTGGATTTGCTCTGCGTTGAATTGAAATTGCTTGGCATCCCAAGCCGCACCGATGTAGCCCCACACGCGACGACGACGCGCCTCCTCCCACGAGTCAAGTAGGGCCTCAATGCTCTCCTTGTCCTCTTTGGGCCGCATGCCCTCGCGAGGGGTGAAGTACCCGAGCGGCACAGGGTCGTTGGAGTAGCCCGCCGCGGTGAGGTCAAGGTTGAGGCACGTCCTGATCGCTCGCGCAGCATGCTTGAGGAGCGGCGGGTTGGGTGAGTCAAACCTGATGACCTCATCCTCGCGCACAGGGCGACCGTCAATCATCACCCCGACCGGCCCCACCGCGGTTGATGGGCTCTGACCGTTGACCGGTGGGATCCACCCCGAGACCGAGACCCGATTGACGTCGATGTGTACGGCATAGGTGGGGAACCCATGCCAACCGAATTCGGTGATTCGCCACCATGAGACCCCCTCAAAGAGGAGGTCCTCGTAGGTCTCGGCGAACGTGACAACGTTGGGGATATCGGGGTCGATCTGGTCTAGGAGGGTCGTCGGGGTCGCGAGCTTGCGGTCTTTGTCTCTGATGTGGATAGGTAGGCCCGCCAAGGTCCCCGCGATGAGGTTGCGAGCTCGCAGGACCGCGGGGACCTGCAACGCGAGGGTCCTCGTGACCCGGGGAGCGACCACCCCCGAGGCCGCCATGGCCTCGGTCATCTCGGCGGGGATATCCACCTCAAACGCTGCGGCCGGTTTGCCGTCGTCGGCCCGCATCATGGCCCTATCCCACCCCGCCATTAGCCCACCCTCCTCGGTAGCACGACCAATGGAGGCGGCTCGTAGCTCGTCACCGCATGCGCGGCGATTGCAAGCGCCCCGATAGCCCGAGAGCCGTCGCCCGGTACGTACCGCTCCCCGGTCTCGGTGATCTTCTTGACCGCGCTCAAGACCTGCGCCCTCGTCGTCTCGTTGCCGTCGTGGATGATCTTGCGCTCTCTGAGGAGGCGGTCAAAGGTCCCCGAGGCCCCGACCAACCGCGAGGGCGAGGGATGCGCGGCCACGACCGGCACACCGCGGTCCTCAAGGTTGGTGGCCGCATACGCAAAGCCGCCCTCGGGGCACAAGACCTCTGAGACCTCATACCGCTCGCACAGGCTCACGATGAGATCCTCGGTGAGCGCGTGGATGTGCCGCCCGGGCTTGGGCTCAACGTGAAAGACCTTCACCGCCACCCTTCCCTCAGACCGCGGGGCCGCGACCGCTACCGCAGCGTTGCCACCCACCGAGGGGGCCATGATGACCTCCTCGCCCTCGCCGATTTGCCCGATATCTGCCCGCAGCATATCCCACTCCTCGGGCAGGATCGCGGGCTCCTCGCCTGCGGTCCAAACGTTGCATGCGCTGCGGCTCCATTCGCCCGGGCTCATCGTCACCGATGCCTTGCGTTGGGCGAGCGCGGCCTTGGTCACCCATGGGGCGGGGTTGGCCTTGGCAACGAGCGTGAGGTCGTCGCGGTCCTGATCTGGGGCAAGCGCATACTCATACCATTCGAACCCGACCCCGCTCGCGCGGTTGCAGAACCCCTCGCGCTTGAAGGTCGGGAGCTCATGCACAGACTCGGTGAGCCGGTAGAGCGGCGAGGCGAAGGTGAAACCCGCGGTGGAGATCGCAACCATGCGGCCGCAACCGTTCTCATCGCCGCGTTTCCATAGCTTGTCGCGGAGCATCTCGTACATCTGGAGATCCTTGTGCGCGTGGAGCTCGTCAACGAGCACGAGGGTTGGGATCGCTCCCTCCTGACGCTTGACCTCTGAGGCGATGACCCGGATCTCGCCCGGGGGCCTGCGGTTGGGGCCGTCGCCCTTGTGATAGATGCGATATTGCCCGCCCTTGACGTCCAAGAGCGGTGAGTATTCGGTCTCGGTGGTCAGGGTGCGCATTTGCTTGAAAAGGGTGGCCGCCTGATCTTGGGCCGAGGCCACGATGAGGACCTGTGCGTTGGGCACCGACAGATGGTGAAAGAGCCCGAGCGCGGCGAGGAGGGTGGTCTTGCCGTTGCCGGTCGGCAAGACGATGACGGTCTCTCGGGTGCCCGCGAAATATGGGCCGAGGAGCTTGGCCTGAAACGGCAGGATCTTGAGCGGCTCCCCGGCCTCGGTCCTGAGCCCCGCCGCGAACCGTCGGAAGGCGGCTAGGGAATAGTCAGGGGCCTTGACCATCTCAGCCGACCGCGGGACCGGGCTCGGGGGCGATTTCTGTGGGATCTACGCTGCGAGCTCTCC